GAAGAAAATTGAAAAAAACAGAATCTAAGAAACAGCTTGAATATACAGCCGATGTTCAGAAATTATTTTTGCGAATGATGATAACTAACTCGGAGTTATATACTCGCGTTATGAACATCATGAATAGCGAGAATTTTGACAGATCACTGCGACCGGTGGCTGAGATGTACAAAGAGCATACCGACAAATATAAAATTCTGCCTGATACAACTCAGATTAAAGCAACAACCGGAATCGATATTGATCCGGTGCCGGAGTTAAGTGAAGGACATTACGAATGGTTCTTTGATGAGTTTGAGGCATTTACTAAACGTCAGGAACTTGAACGTGCGATTCTTAAAGCGGCAGACTTGCTTGAGAAGGGCGACTTTTCACCGGTCGAAAAGCTAATCAAAGATGCAGTTCAAATCAGTTTACAAAAAGATATGGGAACAGACTACTTTGCTGACCCGGCATTTCGTATCAACAAGTATTTCAACTCCGGTGGACAAGTATCAACTGGGTGGCCTCAGATGGATCGTATTTTATACGGTGGAATGAGTCGCGGTGAACTTAATATCTTTGCGGGTGGCTCTGGATCAGGTAAGTCACTGGTCATGATGAATTTGGCATTGAATTGGTTACAAACCGGATTGAGTGGTGTGTATATTACACTAGAACTTTCAGAAGAATTGACCTCACTGCGTACTGATGCGATGTTGACAAGCATGGGTACAAAAGATATTCGTAAGGACATCGACTCCACTGCCTTGAAGGTAGCCTTGATGGGGAAGAAGTCTGGTAAGTATCGTGTCAAGGGGCTACCAGCACAAAGCAATGTTAATGATATTCGTGCTTATCTGAAAGAAGTTCAAATTCAAACTGGTATCAAGATCGACTTCGTTATGGTCGATTATCTTGACTTGGTCATGCCTGTATCAGTCAAAGTCAATCCCAATGATCAGTTTATTAAAGACAAATATGTAGCCGAAGAATTGCGCAATTTGAGCAAAGAATTAGGTGTATTGTTAGTCACTGCGTCACAGTTGAATCGTAGTGCAGTTGATGAAATTGAGTTTGATCACAGTCACATTGCAGGTGGTATTTCTAAGATTAATACAGCGGATAATGTGTTCGGTATTTTCACAAGCCGAAGTATGCGTGAGCGTGGTAAATATCAGATTCAATGTATGAAGTCTCGTAGCTCAACGGGTGTGGGTATGAAAGTTGATTTAGAATATAATATTGCAACTATGCGTATTACGGATGATGACCCGGAAAATGCAGGTGATGATGTCACCTATCGAGCCCCGGCACCATCACCAAGTGATATTATGAGCAAGTTTAAAACAACTTCTTCTGTGTCCGGCGTCACTGACCTAGAACCTTTAAACAAGAAAGTTATTGCAAACGTACAAGGTAGCAAGCTGAATGCTCTATTGAATAGTTTAAAGAAATAAATTGAGCAAAGCATAAATATAAGATGCAACTCAAAACCAAAAGCCTGCTAGAAGAATTAGATTCAATAAGTACGAATCGTGACACTGCCCACATCATTGAAAGCAGGGCCAACAATATCATATCAAGTGCAATTAATTTGCTAGAAATGATGGGTCATCACTACACTGATGAGCAGTGTCAGGTTTTGGAACGTAAATTACTAGGTGCTATAAAAAATAGAGACCAAAGTAGATTTGCAAAATCTTTAAGGAAAAATAGTGAGACTGAATGAATTTGCTCCGGGAGAGCTTAATGAAGCCGGCGTGATTTCAGCCTTTGCAAAGGGGTTAGGTCTACCTCAACTTAGTTCAGGTAACAAAGATGGTTTACCCAAAGAATATGCAAGTAATCTTGCACGTAAACTAAGAAGTGCGATATACACTAAGAAAACTATAGATGCAAATCCTTCACGTCCCCCGTTATCAAGCAATGTAGCCGGTACCCCGGCGATGCCTGATAGTATCAGTGGGTATTTAATGAAAATGCTAAGTCCGGAAATGCAGAAGATGGGTATTGATATCCGCACTCCCCAGACATATGCTAAGTTTAAGTCACTAGCTGATACTGTGCAAAAGAATTACCAAAATTCGGCTGCATCCTCAGCTGCCTTGTTGAATTTGGCAAAAGTAGCTTACAGTATGGTTCCTCGGTCAGCGCCTGTCCCGGTGGCCGCAATGCCCGTAGGTGCACCCCCTGTAACGGCGGCAGCCCCTACTACCAAACCGGCGACTACCGGTCCTGCTGCGACCACAACACCGGGGTTTCTGCAATCTAAACTTCAAGGTCGCCAACCAGTAGTTAATCAACGTGCTACCCCAGAAGAACGGTCCGCTGCATTAGTTGCAGCACGTGCAAAACGCACTGGCGCTAGCGAAAGCAAACAAAAACCAATAAGAAAATGGGGAGAAAAATAAAATGACTTACTCATTATCTACACTTACACAAAAGCTTGATGAGATTGCATCCGTCATAGTAGAAGCAAAGGGCCACTTAGATCACCCTGAAGATTTAATTTTCTTAGGTGGGAGTGCCGGAGCTAATCAAGCATTAAATGCTATAGTAGCTACAGCAAAGAATCCAACAACTGTTACTATCAAATGGGACGGTTATCCTGCATTGATATTTGGACGTAATGCTAACAATAAGTTTAGTATCATGGACAAGCATATGTTCAACAAGAAAGACGGTTCAGGCCGTAATGTGTATAGTCCGGCGCAGTTCAGAGAGTATGATTTAGCCAGAGGGGTTGATCGTAGCGACCTTCACCGCCTAATCAATGAAATTTGGTCAGGACTTGAACAATCCTCTAGTAATGCCAAAGGATATTATTGGGGTGACTTGCTATTCAATCGTCCCTTAGCAGATAAAAATGGTGTGTTCACCTTCAAGGCCAATCCAAACGGTATCACTTATACAGTAGACACAAGCAGTGACGTAGGTAAACTAATGGCTGGAAAGACCGCCGGTATCGCTGTTCATCAACAGATAGCATCTGATGCACCATCTACTGATATGGCAACTCCGTTGAACGGAACAATTGGTAACTTAAAGAATAACTCTGACGTTGCTATTGTTCCTAGTGCAATGCCTAATACTCCTAAGATTAAGCTTGATGCTAGTCTGGTAAAGAACGTAAAAAGTGCTATAGCAAAATACGGTGCATTAGTTGATCAGTTAATCAATACTGCACCTCAAGCAAAGAACGCCTTCAATCAACTATTCACTGTGTATATTAATAAGAAGATTGTATCCGGTAACTTAGATAATCTAGTAGAAGATTTCATGGGATTCTTCAAAACTAGACCAATGACAGAGAATATGGCATATAAGTTAGCAGAGCACTTTCATGCTAATCAGCAGGGCATTATCGGTGCATTCACTATCTGGATAGCATTATATCAGCTAAAAATGAACATTGTTAGTCAGTTAAATGACGCAGCTAAGGCGTCCCCTGTTAAAGGATACTTACAGGATGGGTCTGAAACTCACGAAGGATTCGTATCAAACGGATTGAAATTTGTGGACAGAATGGGTTTTTCACGTCAAAATTTAGCCGGTAGAGCATAGATAAACCATAATTTTTTCTACCTGGCATAAATACATTCAGAGCAAAACATTATTCGCGGTGAATAATAGCTCACACACTAAAGGAAATTATCATGTCAGGATTTACACGTACACACGGCGATGCACAACCAGTATTCGCTATCGACACATTGAACGGCCCAGTTGCGTCAACAGCTTCTGCTGACGGTACAACTACAAACTTCATCGGTCCAGCAATGGACTTCTTCAGCTTTGATCTAGGTGCTGCTCCTACTGCTCAGTTGGGCGTATCTGGTGCTATCTCTGCTGTTCTACAAAGCTTAGAAACTTTAGCAACTGTTATGATCTACTCAGTATCAGCTACAGCTAACGCAACTAACATGTCAGTTGGTATCTACCCAGTTGGCGCATACGGCGAAACAGCTTTAGGTACTGCTGCTTTCAATATCCAAACAGCAGTTCGTGCTTTGGGTACTGTTAACACATACAGCTTGGCAGGCGCAGTTTGCGAAGGCGCTGCTACTACTGCTACTGCTCAAGACGGTTCAAACGCTGGTTTCAGATTAGCTTCTACTCTAACTTCAGCTTCTTAATCAATCACTGATTAACAAAGCCCTAAGATTTTTCTTAGGGCTTTTTTACGGCTCTAAATAGCATATGAGCTTTACTATTACATGTTACACATTATTTGATATCACACAGACTGGAATTGTCAATAGACAAAAGCCGGGCCCTGACGAAGATATGACTGTTTGGTTACACAAACGAAACACACAGTGCAACTTTGATACGGTAGTCCAAGCAGTGTCTTTGCGTTCACAACCAGATGTTCTTGCTGCACCGGAACAAATTAAAATCAGACTTGATGAATTCGATAATTTTGGATTCTTACTCGCGCAACAGGAGGATGAATTATATGACTGTTGGACGTTTAGCTTTGAAATTCAACATCCTAGTGTGTTTGACAACGGTATCTCTGATTTGGGTGCATTATACAACGATTGTGATAATGTACCGATGATTAAATGCGGCACGGAGTGGAATAAACTACCAGCATTCCTCGATACGTCTGATGAACTACGTAATATCTACTTTAAGGTAATAGCTAATGACTAAGAAACCGTCCAATTCTGTCACTCAGGCAATCAAAAATAGTTTGCCTGACTTGCTAGATATGTTGATCTTCCAAGAAAACGACGGAACGTATCAACTATTCAACAAATACAGTATCAAGAAATTATCAACTAATGAATTCAAGGTATCATCATCTAGTACTGATGGTACATTCTACACACTGAAAAATGCGGTAGCTTGGTGCACAAATGACAATCGCAATCGTATTAGAGATACGGATAGAATCGCTGAATTAGACGGTAAGCTAAGTAGTATTGATATCGATATTACGATCCATAGAAAAAGATTTACGAAAAGTAAGACAACTGAAGAACAACTGATTTCTATAGCAAAGCTTGATGATGCAAAGCGAAAGAGGCTAATCATCACCGAAGAGTTATTTAAGTATATTAACGAGACTCGTCGGTGGCAGATGGGCAAGTTCAATCAAAAATCCAAACAATAATACAAGAAAGATAAATACTTAATACAAGTAACTGGAACCCCTATGAAGCTTAACGAATTTAACCTACACACCCAAGCAATTGCTAAACAAGCATTAGCTGAACATTACAAACTACCGTTTACCGTAGAGAAGATGTCCCTTTCTGAAACCAGATCAATGTTACACAAGGTCAATGGTTTGATTAGTGAAGCAAAGGCAACGCCTGAGTTTTACAGAAGTCAAACCAATCCCGCGTACTTGAAATTGATGTTCATGCAACAAGCATTGGTTTCACGTGTCAATGAATACAAGTCGAGAGTATCACACCGAATCGTTGTAGAAAACGAAGAAGTTGACAAGTCACAAGTTGTATTAGCTGCACAGGACATGGTTGATAGTATTCAGAAAATGATCGAACAAGTTAGTGATATGCTAGTAAAAGAATTACCTGCGCTAACTGATAGTGTTCAAGCTGAAATTGGCGTGAATGAAAGTGAACAATTCAATTCACAAACATCAGAGGCACTATCAACATTGACTGCTGCTTTAGCACAAACCAAAACGGCATTGCAAGGTTCATTGAACTTGATCACAGGCCAAGGTGGTGCAGTTGATCAATTTAATTCGCCTGAAGGCGAGCCTGAATTAGCACCCGAAATGCCACCTGAAGGCGGAGAAGATGTTTTCGGTGGCGAAGATGGTGCTGTTGAAGAGCCAGAAGAAGCTCCTGAAGAAGAACCAGTACCGGGTGCAGGTCGCGTAAGAAGATAATATGCGTATATTTGAGTTCACCGGTGGCGATCCTTTGTTGATCAAATTGGTTGCTACGGTTAGCCAACTTAAAAGTAACATCGATAACGGTCAGGAACATCCTGACTGGACCGTCGATGAATTGCTATCTTATCTTAAGGACAACGAAATCATTATTGATCAAGATGACCTTTATGATATGGTTAAGCACCCTCCATTAAAGAATATCATATCGAATATTCAGGGTAATGACATTATATTTAAGGGTCAGGCATCTGAAACACCTCAGGATCAGGATGCAGATCAAAGTAAGAACATAGTCAAGTCGATGGCTCACAATGCACAAAAATGATAACAATAACTGACCGAGCAGCAGAAAAAGTAAAAAAGACAATCGAAAAAAGAGGCAAAGGGCTAGGACTCAAGGTAGGAGTCAAGACGACCGGATGTTCCGGTCTTGCCTATGTACTCGAATATGTCGATACCGCAGCGGTTGATGATATAAAATTTGATTGCAGCGGATGCAGCTTGTATATTGATCCAAAGAGTTGTGTTTATATGCAAGGCATGGTCATTGATTATGTACGTAATGGTCTTAATGAGGGGTTTGAATTCAAAAATCCAAACGAAAGAGACCGATGCGGATGTGGTGAGAGCTTTAGAGTCTAACCAAAACTGTTGACAGTTGGGCTGTAATAGATTATAATAGTCTATAATGTATATTCCAAATAAATTCAATTACGTAGCCCTCAATCGTGAAACAGTCGAAGACGGCTCGCGCAAATATGCTACCCCTGACGGTGAAAAGCTTCCTAGTGTCACTACTATCCTTAGTGCAACAACCCCCGAAGAAAAGAAGTTAGTTCTACAGAATTGGCGTAAGCGGGTGGGTGTTACAAAGGCTCAAGAGATTACTACTGAGGCAGCAGGGCGCGGAACTCGAATGCACAAGTACTTAGAAGATTACATTAAGACAGGTATCCTGTCAGAACCCGGTAGTAATCCGTACAGCATTCAAAGCAATGCAATGGCAAAAACAATCGTAGAGCAGGGCTTGCTCAATTGTAATGAGTATTGGGGCACAGAGATTCCACTATACTACCCCAAGATTTATGCAGGTACCACTGACTTGGCCGGCGTGCATTTAGGTAGCGAAGCCATCATGGATCATAAACAAACAAACAAGCCAAAGAAGCGTGAATGGATTGATGACTACTTTATCCAACTATGCGCTTATGCAGCAGCACATAATGAAGTGCATGGTACAAAAATTCGCAAAGGTGTCATCTTTATGTGTGATCCTACTTGCGCATATCAAGAATTCATCGTCGAGGGTGCTGAATTCGACAAATACACTGACATGTGGTTTAAGCGTGTTGAAACATACTACATGAAGTTTGTCTAGCACAAACGTTTCGTAATTGATAAATAAGTGTGAGGGATCACACTTATGGCTATCGTCCAAATTTCGAAAATACAACAACGCTCAGGCAATTTAGTAGACTTACCACAACTAGATGACGCTGAGTTCGGCTGGGCCACAGACTCAAGACGCCTGTTCATCGGTAAAGCTTCTCCTGTAGAAAATATTGAAGTATTGACTTCATATTCAAACGTGAGTTTTAGTCAGATCAATGGTAGTAACTATAGTAACTTACAGATCACCGGTGCATTGAATGGTGATGTACTTAGTTTCGACGGCATAAACTGGGTCAATAAAGGCGGCACAATAGGTGGCGTGATTAAACTAGGTGATGTTGCTAATTTAAAGATCACCGGTACAAGCGGTATCGGATATGTCTTACAGACAGACGGTACAGGTAACTTGTCATGGACGCCGAAGACCACAGTTACTGCTAATATTACTGCATTAAGCAATGCTACTCCGGTAGTTATGACAGTGGACAGTAAAACCCCGTATACTAATGGTGCATTAGTTACTATTAGCGGTGCTACTGGTACTAATAACACAATCGTTAACGGAAGCAGCTTTTATATCAAGGTTGCAACTAATTTCCCTACAACTGGTAACGTATCTTTATACACCGATGTTGGTTTATCAGTGGGACTAGTCGGTACCGGTTTAACATATGACAATAGTCCTAATGCAATCGCGGTATCTTCTATTAGCGGTTCCGGTACAAGTGCAGCAGGTGGTGCAAATACCTCTGTACAGTTTAATAATAATAATATTCTTAATGGCTCAGCTAATCTAACGTTCGACTTTGCCAATAATCTATTATCAGTGAATGGTAATACCAACGTAACTAACTTAAATGCGTCTGCTACTGTTCAGGCAACTAGTTATGTATCAAACGTAACAACGGGTACACCACCTCTATCAGTCGTGTCTACTACAGTAGTACCTAACTTATATGTTGCACGCGCTAACGTAGCGGATTATGAGGTAGTTACTGCACAAACAACAGGTACATTTTACCCAACATTCGTAAGTGGAAGTACTACTGCAAATTATACACAATCATCCAATGTTAACTTGGCATTCAATGTAGCCACCGGAACATTGTCAGCAACATCATTAACTGGTTCACTGACAACTGCGGCGCAACCAAACGTAACATCGGTTGGTACGTTAACTGCATTAGCAGTAACAGGTAGCATCTCTGGTGGCAATCTTAATACTAGTGGCCTAGTAACAGCATCTCGTTTAATATCAAATGTTGCGACAGGTACTGCACCGTTAACAGTGACCTCCACTACACAGGTTGCAAATTTATATGTAGCACTAGCAGGATCAGTTACTACAGCAGCGCAAGCAAATATTACATCAGTCGGAACATTAAGTTCATTGACAGTAACAGCAAATATATCTGCCGGAAACGTTGCAGGTGGTAACTTAGTAAGTGCAACGTACCTTGAAGGTACACTAACAACATCAACCCAACCAAATATCACTAGCACGGGTACATTGACTGCGCTAGCAGTAACTGGTAATATTTCAGCCGGCAATCTGTCAGCAACAACCTTCACCGGAGCGTTTACTGGTACATTGACCGGTGCGGCAACTACCGCAGGTACAGTTACAACTGCTGCGCAACCAAATATTACTTCAGTCGGCACTTTAACTGCGCTAGCAGTAACTGGTAATATCTCAGGTGCCAACTTGACAGGTACACATTACGGAGCTGCAACTGGTCTAACAGCTATACCGGGCGCTAATGTGTCTGGCATTGTACCTTCTGCTACTATAGCTGCTTCTGCTAATGCGGTAGCAGGTGCTAACGTAAGCGGAACTGTTTCTCTGGCAGTGAGTGCAACTACTGCCGGTACTGTTACAACAGCAGCACAACCTAACATCACGTCTGTCGGTACTCTGTCAAGGGTACTAGTCGGTAATGGTACAGCCGGCGCCCCAAGTATTGGGTTTGCATCAGATAGTGCGCAAGACACTGGGTTCTTTTGGGGAGGTGATGGCTACACTAGCATTACTAATAACGGTGTGTACACCGGTCAGTTTCAGCCAGGCGGCACATTAGTAATGGTAGGGGCAGTACAGACTCCTGCACTAACAACCGGGTTGAATACAACTGCAGGAAGCATAACCGGTAACTGGAGTTTGACTTCAGGATCAAGACTAGCTGCTACTTATGCTGACTTGGCTGAATACTATGCAGCAGATCAGTCATATGCACCGGGAACAGTAGTAGAGTTTGGTGGAGAATTTGAAGTCACACTCGCATCTGATGCAACTGCCCGAGTTGCGGGTGTTATATCAACTGACCCTGCGTATGTCATGAACTCCGGTTGCCCAGGAAATAATGTAGTAGCAGTGGCCTTGCAAGGACGTGTTCCGTGTAAAGTTCGCGGCACAATCTCTAAGGGCGATATGTTGATCAGCGGTGGTGACGGTTATGCTAGAGCAACATCTACCCCATTAATGGGAACGGTGATTGGTAAAGCATTGCAAAACTTTACAGGCATTGATGGTGTCATTGAAGTTGCAGTTGGACGACTATAATATACAGACTTATAGGTCGATAAGTTAGATAAATAAACACATACACTCTCACTCTGAGAGTTTATGCTGTAACCCACAGCGTAGGCCTAGAACGCCAACTAACTTAAGGAATAAAAAAAATGGGACGTCCTCTAAAAATCGCCAAAGCACAATTCATTGGCACAATCACTGCTACCACAGCAGTAACAAACGTAGTAACTTTCTCTCCTGCAATCAATAGTACAGCATCATTTACGATAGGCATGCCTATCGTATCAGCGTCAACGGTTGGTGGTATCATTGCAGGAACAACATACTGGGTTCTAACTTTACCTAGCACAACATCAATGACTCTTAGTGCAACTACATTAGATACTAATCGTAGCAGCACATCATTTCCATTGACGACAACGACTGTGCAAACAGTTCCGTTCACTGTTGGTGCAGTTGATACAGGATTCAACAACCCAAACGGATTATCAAACACGTATGGCGTAGTGGGTGGAAACACAGGTATCGTTGGTAGTCAAGTATTAGCTCGTATTGCTATCGGCGTCGCCGGAGTTGGTACTATCGAAAGCACCTCAGGAAATACTAAAGTATACGGTATCGGTACGGACTTTGCAAATACAGCAGCTGCCGGATCATCAATCTTCAGTACTACAGCAGGTTTACTAGGTTTCTCAGCTTCTGTTGAAGCTCCGATCGGTGTCACCGCAACTACTATTACAACAAACGTTGTTACTGTTTCTGCCAATACCGGTTTAGTATTGAACAAACCAATCGTATTCAGCGAAAGCATCGGTAACATCATTGCAAGTACAGTGTACTATGTAAAGTCAATCAATATCGACGGTGTATCTATCACTATCTCTGCAACTGCAGGTGGTGCTGTATTCGTATTAGCAACTGCTTCAAGCATTACATGTACTGCTCTTCAAGATACTGTTACTCTAGTTGCTATTTCTCCTGCAACAGTAACAACGACTGATTGGGTTCATGCTAAAGATGAGGCCGGCTTTATTGTTCGTCAAAAAGGCCGTAGCAAGTTCTTAGTAGAAGGTCTTACAACCGGCTTGATCGGTCCTTGCTTTACTGCTAATGTTGCTAATGTGGCATTGACAGCAAATACAATGAGTATCATTGCTACATTGGCAAGCAGCGCAACAGTGTACATCGACAGACTATCAGATTATCAGGCTGATGGATTCGGAAATACAGATACTGCTACCCCATACTATGTTACATTCAATACTGCTCAAGTTGCGAATGCTAATCCAGGCCAGCCGTTCCCTATCGTCACGATTAACGCGGTATAATAATATATGGCAACTTATCACATACCTCAGCCTGCGATACTAGACATATCGCTGATGATCGCGGCTGAGGACGATCCAAAACAACGTGCGTTTTTAATCGTATTGAATTCCATCAACTTATCTTTGGAAGCTAATACGGTGACCGTAAAAGAAATAAGTTCTAAGCTTGAATCACATCTATTAGCATATAATCAAAGCACGAAAGACAGTGAAGAAATTATCAATAAAGGTAAAGGTGCTTGGAAAGTCATTGCGTGGATTATCGGGTTAGCACAAGTAATTGGGCTAGCTGCTTGGATTCAATTGCGCAGTGATTTAACTGAGTTAACTGCTAATTCTAGAAATACACAACTGACTGATGTGCGAGTGAATGCAAGACTTGATGCATTAGAGGGAATTACGACAAAATCAAAAGATGCTGTTGTTAATACTCCAGCAACTACTAATATTCACTTATCTCGCAGTAAGTAATATGATACGTAGAAAAAAGGCCTTAGGGCCTTTTTTCCGTTAGTGCTCTGAGTTTTTCCTGAACTATATCGAAATTTACTGTACTAAATAATCCGGGATGCAATGGCTTGGGATATTGTGAATCACCGACCCATGCATACCCACAATGTTCTTCATTTAGCGTAGGCTTAAATTCATCTTCTACTTCACAGAAAAACGTGTTGTATGTAAATGCTCTGTTCACGAATTTTTGAATAGGAACAAGCTTACCGGTTGATGGAAAGTGCCCAAGTTCTTCTTCACATTCACGAGTAACACCTTCTAATAAAGTTTCATCTCTATCGAGCTTGCCACCAGGTAGTCCCCATGTGTAGAGATTTTTTGAGTCGGTGCGGAGTAAGTACAGATACCTATCTGTACTACGACTATAAAAAAATACTCCCGCTGAATTGTTATGCATATAATGATTTATGCAAGGGCGAACATGCCCTTACTTTTATATGACAATTGAGTAATCGCCCTGAGAATAGAATCCCTCATAGCTCTTCATCCAAACACCATCTGTATATCTGTATTGAATCGCAGTAGTAAGATTCTTGACATACTGAACTACGGTATCAGCATCACTTGCAAAGCTGACAAACCATTCACTTAATCCGGAGTCGTATTCAATAATATCATTTGCTTTGGCTACAACTGTTCCCCATGCAATTGTACTATCACCGGTGGCACCAATATCATCTACAATTAAATATCGTCTACCGTTGACGGGTGTGGGTAATCCTGATCCGGGACCAGTGACTAACGGATTAATAACGCTATCAACAGGTGACAATGTGTCCTGCGGTAAGGTATCAACGTCAATTGTGTATGTTAGATATCTATCATCGTTTGGATCTTGTGCGATAGTACCGACAATTTCAGTAGCCATATATGGATTCTGCAACCAAATCTGACTTATATCTGGTCTAATAGTTCCATATACATTCAATACACTAGACCAATATAATGTGGTATTTTGTTCAGGAGGAACATTCAAGTCTTGATTACTCGGATCAAAGTCTTGATTAGCAGGCAGAATCTGTAGTTGATTACCAACTAGTGAGACCGTGTAACCATATGGTGTAATTTTTTGACGTGTGCCTAATAATAAGTCATCGTCTTGAATATCAGTCAATGCATTGCCCTTAAAGATAGAAGCAATGATCTTTTCAATGACACCCATTTTACGCAACTTAGCAGGAGCACTCAACCAGATGGGCATATAGAACTTCCAAGTCAACACGTCAATTGGATTAGCTGTTCCTTGCGGAATAGTTCTAGACGAGAATGTTAATCCGTCTTGATAGACCACACTCAGTGAAGTCCAATCGATAAAATTATCTGTGCTTTGAATTTCAAGTGATGGATTAAATATCGTACCCAGCTGTTCAATCAATTCCAATTTCTGATTATAGTTCGTAGTCCAAAAATCAACACTAAGACGCAGTGTGTAAGGTACTGGCATCAATCGTTCTACCGTGAATGCCTGTCCTTGAGTAGTTTCATAACTCTGCGTATCCGGATTGTATGCTCGTTGCCTAACGTTAATTCGTTCAGTATACGTAGGGTCTTGCATTCTACGTTGGTCATACTCTAATGCACTGATATAGAATGTGATTAGCGGTGCACTAGGTAAGTTACTAGCGCTATTATTAGCAATGATAGTAGCTGCTTGGCGACTTGAATCACCATACATGATAGGTACTCTGACAAGAATATTGTTACCAGCCGGATCTTTACCCTTAGTAACTTCCCAATTACTGAATATTTTTGCAAATTGGATTAGGAATCTGCGAATCTGATTATCATAGAAATAAGCGGCCAAAATAGTATCCTTTAAATTACTGGTGGAAACGGATCAGGAGCAACTGTTAAAATAGTTGATAATCCCTGACGTTGTGGAATAGTTGTACCATCAGTCAATGATGTAGTAGCGGTATTATTTATAAATGTTGATAGTTGTGAGCCGTCAGTTGTGGTGTAACCTGTTTCAGTTCGTACATTTGTTGAAATTCTGATCCAAAGACTACCGTCCCAACGATATAGAATCTGAGGGAGATAATCAGTACGAAGAAAATAATCACCAATTGCTGGCCCAACTGGAAACGTAATACCTGACCCTAACGGGAATCCGTTTGGTGCCTGATCTGTACCTGTTAAATAGCCCATCGTATAACCAAATGCTCTCGGTGATGAGCGAGATATGTACTGAAATGCAGGGTCAACGTCTGATCTAAAATCCATCACACTAGTAATTGACCAATCAATACCCAGCGCTGACGGGTCTTGATCAGTAGTAGCATACATGTTATCAGTTGTGCCATATGGCCCTGTAATAGCACCTAAACTTTGCACTGTCAAAACTGTGTCACCCGAAACTGCACCGGAGCCAGTGCTAGTTTTAGTGGGAGGAATAAGAATTGTTTGCAAACTCATTTGCAAGAATGCAGCAATTGCATCAACGTTACTAATAGATGACTTCGGTATGCGGATCACCGGGCTAGAATTTTTGTACTTAGGTGAGCGCATTAACACTATGGTGCCCGATAGTCCCGCGTAGCTGGCGTTGACATCAACCGGTGGCGCCGGCTGATTGAACTTTGTAGTTTCGGGTCCATAAGTAGGTACGATATACAAGTTACTTGTTTCATATCCTGACTTTGGTAAGATGCGCTTGGCTTCAGCAATAATAGCATCATTGATTGCTATATTTTTATTGTAAGTTGACAATATATCTTTTAAGTTCTGATTGGGGTCAACTTCCCAATATATCGGATTCGGTGGAGCGATTCCTGTAGGTACATCTTGTGTAGATAGATAATTAGTATCACCATATGTCATTACATAGCCTGCAGGGTAAGTCTGTGTTGCACTCCATTGTCCTAGATAGTTATCTGAATTAGTAGGAGCTGTGAGAATTTGAGAAAATTCTTGACTATCAACTAGGGGTTCACATTTTACACGCCATAGATGGGGATACCAAGTTGCAGAAAATCCTTCGCTTGCATAGTTACCGTCGGTAACCTGATAGTATCTTCTTAATGATGTAGGGATAGTTTCGTTCAATGGATTAAAATCTAACAAGTGCGGCAATTCAAGCACGTCACCTACTATTAATTTTCTACCGAACAAGTCAATCATGTCGTTGTAATGAATCGTAATGAACAAAATATCATTGTTCAAAAACAACCCAAACTGACTCAAATCAAAGTCTAAGTTTTGGACATTATAGTGGCCGCGAATTCGGTATATGTTCGGGTCATATGTTCTATCCCGATTTTCCAAGAAAAGCAAGTCTTGAATGTTCGTGGGGTTCAATTGATCGTACTGCGGCTGGGTAGCATCAATAGACGGGCCCTGATCTGTTGGCCCCAAATATTTGTGAACGTATAAATCGGTTGCACCAATGGTGAACATTTCTGATATGGTTCTATCAAAAAATCGGTAATCGTTAGATTTTTGGGGTCTGTACAGGCTTAATCTAGGCATACGAGTATTTATCATTTATACTGTAGGCAGAAAAAGGTTGACAACAAACCCACAATCTGCTATAATAGACACATGAACAGAACGATTATGGCTACATGCATATTGACACTGAGCTAAAGAACTGTTACAATATCTTATGAATTACACACTTGGAGTTAAAAATGGCAACACGTAAAAGCAAGCCCGCCGATGATACTATTGTCAAGGCATTAAAGCCCAGTGACGTTGATGTTAAGTATTTTGGTGACGAACCGTTCTTTGCTGAACAGCCTGAATTAGTTGAGCGCAATATTGCACTGGCTCGGTCACTCACATGGTATGGTAGATTCTACAGTCGCAAAGATGCACGTGAACTTATTTCACAGTATATGGACCTGAATAAGCGCGAAGTTGAAGCCAAAACAATGCGCAAAGTGTCCGATAGTGAATTTATGCTGCCGACCTTCTGCTGGTTAGCCCGAATGGTCGTGCGAGGATTCAAGTTAAACGATGCTGAACAAGCTTCATTAGACAGCGAAATCCTGCGATTGCTTAATACTATCAACAAGCCAACTATCAAAACATCATCCCTCTCACTTACTAAAGCAGCAGTCAAAGAAGAAAGCCCGGCACTTCGCCAAAATATTCAAGAGATTATGCGCGAAAAAGCTAGTGAAGCAGCCGGTGAACTTGAGGGATTGTTTGATGAATTTATTATTGAAGGTTCAAAGTCATCGCACAAGTTTCGTCCCATTGACGAAGTAGCAAAGAAAAATGTCATGCCCCAGCATATCAGTATGCTGACCGAAGTATGGC